TGGAATACACTATGAATTAGACAATACAGATATGGCTGACTGGAATCAAGCAGGTGTTGTACTTACAACTGCTGGTGGTATATTTCAACATCATCAGACACAAGCTGCAACATATTCAGTACCAGCAAACACAGGTGCTGTATTAGCAGGTCCTATAACAATCACAGGAACAATTACGAATAATGGTACAATGGTCGTTATCTAATGGCTAATGTAAAAGTAAACACAATATCAAAAGTATCTGGCAACAATGTTGCTATGCAAGTTTCTTTAAATTTAAAGTCTTACACAACTACACAACGTGATGCACTTACAAGTGCTGCTGGTGATATAATATTTAATAGCACAGATAGTAAAGCACAATTTTACAATGGTACTTCTTGGAATAATTTATAATGAGTACACTAGAAACAAATTCAATAGGTAAATATTCTGGTAATAATGTTTCTATTGATGACCCTTTAAAATTAAAAAATGTAACTACAACTGAAAGAGATGCTTTATCCAGTCCACAAGCTGGTGATACTGTATATAACAGTACAACAGGAACAATAGATTATTATAACGGAACACAATGGAATCAAAATCAAGCAGGTAATACATTTGTATTTAATTGTTCATATCTTGTAATAGCAGGTGGTGGTTCTGGAGCAAGAGCTGGTAACTCATCTGGTTCTGGTGGTGGTGGAGCTGGAGGTTATCGTAATTCATATAGCACTGAAGCATCTGGTGATGGTTCATCTACCGAAACTCCTTTAGAAGTAACTTACGGACAATCTTTGACAGTAACTGTAGGTGCAGGTGGTGCAGCTAAATCAAGTGGTGATGGAAATCAAGGTTTTGATAGTGTATTTGGAACAATTACTTCTTACAAAGGTGGTCCAGGAGGTGGTTCTTCTAACGCACCAACTGGAACTTGGGGTTCTGGTGGAGGTGCTGCTGCTTATACTAATAATGCAAATGGTGCGCCTGGTACTGCTGGTCAAGGTGGAGATGGTGGTAATGGTGCTGGACATTCATCTACAAACAATCGTGCTGGTGGTGGTGGAGGAGGAGCAGGTGGTAATGGTGGTAATGCTGCTCACAACAACTCTGGGTCTGGTGGAGCTGGTGCAAACTCATCAATCACTGGTAGCTCTGTAGGTAGAGCAGGTGGTGGTGGAGGTGCTGGTCCTAACACTGGCAACACAAGAAGTGGTGGAACTGGTGGTGGTTCTAGTGCTAATAATGGTGGCACTGGTGGTAGTGGTACAGTAAATACAGGTGGTGGAGGTGGTGCCTCTCTTGGAGATGGTGGTACTTCTGGAGCAGGTGGTTCTGGTGTGGTTATACTTAGATGGACTACTGCAGATGCAACATTAGGTGCAACAAGAACAGGACTTACAGATGGTGATGTACAAACTGCAGGTTCAGATAGTTATATAATCTTTACAGCAGGAACAGGAACGATTACATTTAGTGCATAGGATATTATGAGTGAATTAAAAACAAATCAAATAGCAACAAATGATGGCAATAATGTAGCCATAGATAATTCTTTAAATTTAAAATCTTATACAACAACTCAAAGAGATGCTTTAACTTCTGCTGCTGGGGATATAATATACAATAGTACAGACAGTAAGGTTCAAGCATACAATGGTTCATCTTGGGATAATTTAGGTCCTACAACACCTCCTATGGAATATGTTATTGTTGCAGGTGGTGCTGCTGGATTAGGAAACAGTCAAAATGGTTCATACGCATCTTTTGAAGGACTTTGGGGTGGTGGTGCTGGTGGTTATGTTTCATCAGTAGAAGGAGAAAATACTGGTGGTGGTTTAACATCTGATGTAAATAAAAGAATAAGTCTTGAAACAGGAACTTACAATATCACTGTTGGTGCTGGTGGTGCTGGTGGAACTAATAGTTTTATTACAGCTAATCACGGCAGCGAAAGTTCTATAGAAACTCCAACCAAAGGAACAGTAGTTGCTGTTGGAGGAGGTGGACCAAGGGAAAGATGGCAAACTCACAACACTAACTTTGGTGGTTGTGGAGCTTTAGGTACTAATAGCATTACTGGTCAAGGGTTTGCTTTTGGTAGCAATAGAAGTTCCTCTGATTATGGATATGCAGGAGCTGGAACTGGTGGAGCAGATGTGTCAGTATCTGGTGGTGGCTCAAATGGAGGAGCTGGTACATCAACAAGTATAACTGGTTCATCAGAAACTTATGGTGGTGGAGGTGGTGGTGGAAAACATAAAGATAGAGGTACAAATGGTTCTGGTGGAACTGGTGGTGGTGGTGGTGGTAATGGGTCATCTGGAACAGCTAACACAGGAGGTGGTGGTGGAGGTGCTGCTGGTAGGTCTAGTGGTACTGCAACTGGTGGCTCTGGAGGTAGTGGTATAGTAATATTTAGAGTTCCAACAACAGATTTAAGTTCCTATACAGTTACAACAACTGGTAGCCCTACTGTAACTACAAGTGGCGATTACACTATTTACAAGTACACAGCAACTGGAACATTTGTGTTATCATAGGAGGTAAATATGGCACATTACGCATTTATAAACGAAAATAACATAGTAACAGAAGTAATTACTGGTGTTGATGAGGATGTTACAGAGGGATTACCAGAAGGTTTTGCTGACTGGGAGGCTTGGTACGCAGACTTTAGAGGTCAGACTTGTAAAAGAACTTCTTACAATACTTTTGCTAACGCACATAAAAATGAGGGTACTCCTTTTAGAGGGAACTATGCTGGTATGGGATATACATACGATACAGAAAATGATGTATTTTATGCACCACAACCTTATAGTAAGTGGATTTTAGATGAAACCACTTGGTCCTGGAAAGCACCAGTTGATTATCCAGATGATGGTAAAAACTATGTTTGGAATGACAACACAGGAGCTTGGGAAGAAGTATCTGAATAATGTCTAGCGAACTAAAGGTAGATACAATATCAGAAAAGACTTCTGCTGCTGGTGTAACCATTGATGGTCTTTTGATTAAAGATGGAGCAATACCATCTATTGCTGGTGGTAAAGTATTACAAGTTGTACAAGGAACTTTAAGTTCTCAAGCAACATCTAACTCACAAACTTATGCTGATACGGGTTTAACTGCTGATATAACTCCTAGTGCAACAACAAGTAAAGTTCTTGTAATTCTATCTCATAACTTAGGATTATCAAGAGGTAGTGATGGAGCTTGTGATGCTAGAGTTAAACTTGTTAGAGCATCTACTGATATTTGGGGTGGAGAAACTTTAAATCCATATTTAAGGGCACAAGCACACTCTGGAGCATTAGTTTTATTTTGGACTTGGGGTACAACTTTTTTAGATAGCCCAAGCACAACTTCTGCAACTACATATAAAACACAATATAAATCTGGAGAATCAGCAGATACAATTTACGTTTCTACTTCTGGACAAACAGACACTATTACTCTTATAGAGATAGGTGCATAATGTCAATAACTAAATATGATGCTATAAAAAGTTTACATCCAACTGCACAGGTAGTTATGGTAGAAGATGAAATAAAAGAATGGCACAGTGAAGAAATAACACAACCTACTGATGCAGAAATTACAGCAGAGCAAACAAAATTACAAACAGAGTATGATAACAATGCTTATCAAAGAAATAGAGCTGCTGAATATCCATCAATACCAGACCAGCTTGATGAAATATATCATAATGGTATTGATTCCTGGAAAGCTGTAATAAAAACTACGAAAGATAAGTACCCTAAACCTTAATAAAAAATCCTATGATACAATCGTATTATGGATTATTTAATTGGATTTTTATTGGGATATTTTTGTAAAAACTTCTTTGTTTGGTTAGATAAATTCGCTATTCCTAAAATTCCAGATAAGTATAAAGAAGAAGATTGGGATTGGATTAGGTGAAGGATAATATGAACGGAAGTGTAAAAATAAATATGAATCAAATACTACAAGGTGGATTAGCTGCCTTAGTAGCTTGGTTATTTAGAACAGTAAATGATTTGCAGCAAGAAGTTGCAACATTAAAGGCCCTTGTATCTGGTTATCAAAGTGCATTATCAGATAACAATGACCAGCTTTTAATCATTGAAGAAGTAATTAGAGAGATATTATTTAAGGTAGGTGGCTAATGGGTGGCACTTGTTGTGGACAAGGTTGTTGTTCTGGAGGCAACTAATTGCTTGAAAAAATTAGAAAAAATATTGCTCTTGTCATCGGTGGTTTTACTATTGTGGGTGGTGTTGTTGGTGGTATTAATACAGTTGGCAGACTTGTTGATACCTTATCTGGTATTGATGATAGAGTTTCTCAATTAGAACAACTTGTAGCAGACAATGAAATCAATAATCAAATATCAATACTGTATGAAAAGATATATCAATTAGAACAAGTTGCATACAATGCAGAATATTTAGAAGAACGAGTAGCTTATCTTGATGCTAACTATCAGAACTTGGACCAAAAGGTGAGAGATTTAGAGTGGGCTTTTGAAGATTACAAGAACAGAGAATCAAACTTTAATGATAGCCAGGCATACGAAGTACAGAAATGGGAATGGCAAGATATGCTAAAACAATTAGAGAGATTAAAAACACAAGTAGAAAACGTCAATCAGAAGTGGTATCAAATAGATGATTTAAATAACCAGATTTCTGATTTATGGAACTATACTCATAGTCATTAGTGAGTTATATAAAAAGATTATATGAGGAAGAAAAACAAAAAAATTGTACATCCAAAAAAATCAATGGTACCTGGGTGACAATTTGTAATTGTAAGTACGGTATTTATTCACATGGAGGTTAAATGAAATTACAAGTAGTAAGAACACAATTCGGTGTTGATGCGACAAATGGATTATTATTTGTTGATGGTATTTTTGAATGCTATACACTAGAGGACCAATATCAAGCTGGCCCTAAAGTGTACGGTGAAACGTGTATTCCAAAAGGGACTTATGAAATAAAGTTTAGAAAAGAAGGTGGTTTTCATTCAAGATATTCTAAACGTTATGGTGGAAATCACTACGGAATGCTCCATTTACAGGATGTTCCTGGGTTCACTTTTGTGCTTATCCATAGTCTTAATAATGATGACCAAACGATGGGCTGTCTTGGTGTGGGAAATACTCAACAAGATTTAGATGTAAATAAAGACGGGTTAATTACACAGTCACGTGATGCTTATATGTCTTTATATAAAAAGGTAGCAAAAGAACTACTTATACCAAATAAAGTAACAATAGAATACATGGATATACAACTAGAACCAAAAGAAAAACCACAAAAATCAAATGATATGTATGAAAAGCTGCAAGAGATAAGTGGAGAAATCAAAGTTTTAAATGCTAAACTTGATGGTAAGAACATAATATAGTGTTTGATAGAAAGAAACGAGCAAGAAACCAAGATGGTACATTCAAGAAGGATGTATGGTGGACACCTTGGTCCGATTCATGGGAGTATAAAATGAGTGATGACTTAAAAGATATGTTGAATAAAACACTCTGGACTTTTATTGAGGCAGCTATTGGTGCCTTAGTTGTAAGTCCATTAATTGGTGTTGACATAAATGCTTTACAGGCAGCTGCAATTGCAGGTGGTGGAGCAGCATTAGTCGTAGTCAAAGAGTACGCAAAGAAACAAATATCAAAATAAATTGTCAAAGAAAATACCAGACGAGTGGGGTAATAATTTCTACAAGTCTGGATGGCAACCAGGGCTAGAATTAAACGAGGCTACGGGCCTCGGAGAAATTACACACGTTGGAACGGACCCAAACTACCGTAATAAGTTTGATGATATTCTTCGTGGCTGGGGTTTTGACCCTAAGTATTATGAGATTGTAGATACAGTAAAAGCATCCTCCTGGAATACACAATTAAAAGGAGGAACTGTTGAAACATTCTATGCCTTTAAAGGTGTTGTTAAAAAGAAAAGACCTGGACAAGATAAATACTTCCAGGCATTATTCAAACAAGCTAGTCGTAAGCCACCTCTTAAATTAAAAACACATGGTGGAGATACAGCATTCTTGTGGTTCATGGCTGATTGGCAGCTTGGTAAAAAAGATTTCGGTGTTGAAAACACTATCAAAAGATATGACCTGGCATTGCAAGATGGTGTAAACAGAATCAAAGAGCTGCGCAAGTCTGGTGTGCAGATAGATGAAATATACATGATAGGATTAGGGGACCTCACCGAAGGCTGCAGTCCGACCTACTACGATTCCTTACCACACAATATAGAGTTGTCATTGATTGAGCAATATGCACTTGCTAGGTCCATGATGATGAAAACAGTAGAAACATTTTTACCACATGCAGATAAATTAGTTTTGGCTGGATGTCCAGGAAATCATGGGGAAGTTTCTCGCACAGGTAAAGGCCAGGTATCTACAAGCAGACTAGATAATTCAGATACAATGCACATTCAAATATGTGAAGAGATAATGAAAGCTAATCCAGACAGATATAAAAAAGTCAAGGTCATAGTTCCAGATGGATTTCATCAAGTAATGAAAATCAAATCTATTAGTTGTGCTTGGCTCCATGGCCACATGAGTGCTGGCTCGGGGAATGCAGAGGCAAAGATTGAGAATTGGTGGAAGGGCCAGATGTATGGAAAACTAGATACTAAAGATGTTTCAATACTTATCTCTGGTCATTATCATCACTTCCGTGCAAAACAACAGGGAGATAGAACCTGGTTTCAAAGTCCTAGTTTAGATAAGAGTATAGATTTTACAGAGAGAACTGGTAACTGGTCCCATCCTGGTGTACTTACCTTTACAGTAAATAAAAAAGGATGGGATAACTTAAAGATTCTTTAAGATGTTATATGTTTTTCCAACATAAATTACAAACACTATGGTCATCATCTTGCTCTGTAATTTTTTTGTTACAAAACATACAATTACCAGAAAAAGGTTTTGCTACTACTTTTGAATTTGCAATTTGTACATCCCAAAAATCATTTAAAGGTTTACTTAATTTACTCATTCTTCTTCTGTTTTAGATTCTTTATTTTCTAAGAACATTGGATTAATTGGTAGAACAGCTTTTAACTCTTGTCTGCCTTTGTTCTGACCAGCATTATGTGTAATTATCACAGACTGAAACAGACCTCTGTTCTCTAATTCAGCTAGCAGTGTTACAACGTCTGCATCTTTTACTGATAAATCACTCATTAGAATGGTGCCTCCTTAAATTCTTTAAGAGAATACATAGCTACATTACCTTTGTGTCCATGATTCCAGTATGGATGTTCTTTACAGTATGCAGATTCAATACGATGGCCCATGTTTTTTAGGTCATGTATTCTTTGTGCATAATCTTTTATAAACAACTGTAGAAAATGTGTGCCACAAACATAATCAAATCTACGTTCTCTTAATTTTTCTAATACTCTATGGTTATCGGTACCTTCCTTTGGTTCCTTAGCCTCTGTGAATAACATACCTTGCACCATTACTTGCTGCCGTCCTGCAATACCCAAGGTGAATCTTCTCTATTTATCCAATCATAAATATTACCCTTAGTTATTGTGCCGTCATTTAATGCCTTCTTTGCTTTTTCGTAAAGCTCAATGTCATTATCAGCTGCTCTTTTTAGAACTTGATTAAATGGTTCTAATTGTGCCTCGGTAGGTGGGTCTTGTTCCCAAGCTCCCGATGGTGGTCTTTCTCCCACTTGTTCCTCCTTTATTTCTACGTCATCAAGATTTTCTCTGACAACATCCATGTACTCTGGTTCGCCTTCTCGTTTAGCAAACTCTTCTTGATTCTTTTTAAGAAACTGTGATGCGATTTCAATAAATTGTTTTTTATGGTCCTCGTCATAGTCCTTAACTTTATCTGGTACTCCCTTTTTAATTTGCATACTATTCAAAGCAAACTTCCAAACTTTGTTAGCAAGTGTCTTATCTTTATTACACAAATCTAAAATAATGTTTTGCAAATCATTGTCATCATTAGAAGGGGATGTCCCAGTCTTTGGGTCCTGTAACTTTTTTACGGGTGTAGAACTGCCCTCCGAATAATGTTCTTCTTCTGTTATATCTCCAGTCCATAACTCTAGTCCTAGACCTATTCGCATGCAGCATCTTTTTATTCCGTCTGAAACTGCTAGCTTTAGAATCTCTGATTCAGTTATGTTCCTGGCAATTTGATGTACATCAACGTCACCAACTTCAACAATAGTTTGGTCTGCATCTTTAAAATACAGTGTGCATCTTGCACCAACAATTGAGTTATCTTTATCCCTTATGATGTCATAAGAAAAATCATATCCACCAGGTATCACATCAACTAAACGTTGTGTATATAAATGATGTGGAACATACTTACCAAACTTACCTTTAGGCGCAGGCCTTACTACTTCCTTTGGGAAGTTTGCAGTTAATTTTTTTCTAACTTCCTTGTTCATATTTACCTTCCTGTACTTGTTTTACAATTGTATATACATGTTTACGTGATATGTCTGCAGCTGCAGCAATCTCTTGTATTCTCATCTTTGTATTTATACGAGAATTAAACAGCTTTACAATCATAAGATTTCTTGCTTTGATTTTATTCTTGATTTGTTTTGCATTAGATTTTAGTTCTTCTAATAACAAATCTTCATAGCTCGCTATTTGCTTTGCCATCGTCCTCTTCCTCTCTTTTTTATTTCTATTACTATATCCTCAACTGAATCTGTGAGTGCATGATGTATTCCTAAATCATTTAATAAGTTGTTTAGAGTGTCGTCATCCATTGGAACAGACATGTGTTGATTCCTTCCGTTTTTTATTTACAAATATATGGGTTGATTTGTTGGTACGTTTACTGTCGGCTGCCCAAACAAGGTGCAAAGATGATTAACACAAACGTGCCTGGCATCTATCACCATGGTATGTTGGCCACACATCATACAAATGCTTGACAAACGTTACCTCCTTATACAATTGTTAGTAACTATTGTACACTACTTGTCCATATTTTTCATCTTTTTTTTGGCAAAACGGTAGCCCTTCCACGTGAGGAACTGATAGTAGGCCACTACTAAAGTGAACCCTACACCAACTGCTAACATGGTCAACAATATAAAGCCCTGCACACTACACATAACTACACCTCCTCTCTATCTGTTACTGTAACTCTTCTGACAGTGGTCCTACCTTCTTCAAAGGCCTTGATATGTATTTGTGCCTCTGCATAGGTGTAACCCTGGCTCAAACAGAACCAAAGCTGCTGGATTATTTCTTTATCTGTCATACTCACCATCCAACTTCTGTATCTGTGTCTGCACAAAGTTTTTCTAGTTTTTTTAGACGCCTTGCAACTTCATCTTTTGCTGCATTGTGTTTAGCCTCTGCATCTTGCAGCTTTTCAAATAGTCGATGCTCTTCTTTCATTGCAGCATCAACCCATATTCTTGTAGCTGCTATTGGATTACTCATTTATTACCCCTCCTTTTTTTTACCTTTGTTTATTAGTCTTTGATGCCTGGCATATACTCTCTTGAATCTTCTTTTGGTTTGGTACTCTCCAATGATTCTTCCAGCAAGATATGCAACAACAACTGCTATAAGCTCAATCATTAGTGACCCCATCCAGCTGCTGTTTCGTGCATTGGTTTACCATTCCAAGGCACAGCATGACTAAAGCTGCTTGTTCTTATATAACCGTCTTGTGGCACCTTGGTTATTTCCTCTTGGCTTATAACTGCATCTGGAATCGGAGATACCAACAATGCACTCGTATAGTCAGCCACTGTTTCACTACCAATCTTAACTACCTTGATAGATGCTTTTAGTTTTTTTGTGACTTTGTAAAAGTCAACGTTTGTTTGGTCATAACCCCAGCTATCAACAAAGATATCTCCAACTTGTATTGAATCAAAGAACTCTTGCTTTTCTTTTTTCTTTTGTTCTTTGCGCTCTATCTTTAGTCTTGCAATATCTTCTAGCTTGCAGAAGTAATCCGAAATGTATTTATCCATTTGTTTCTTATCTCGGAATCTGTAATACCAATCGTATTTACTTCTCTTACCACTCCAGGCAACAGCGATTAGCCTATCTTCGTTCTTCAATACTAAGACTTCATCATCTGGAATCTTAGTAAGTGTTTGTTCAGCTTTTGTGAACTCTGGGTTATCTATGTGTTCTTGTTTCCAAGAATCATAGAACTCTTTGTTACTCATGGTTCTCCTTCCTATATTCATCATGAATACTTTTTACATTTTTCTCATAACAATACTTATGATATGGACGGCCAAGCGAGAAAGTGTTTACTTCTCCGTATGAGAAACTTAGACCATCTCCACAATTATCACATCTCATTGTTCTCCTTCCTTCTTATATCCTTTAATCTCTGCAAAATCTAATGCAACTTCTGCTACGATTCTCTTCCATGTTTCAAGGTCGTATGGTGCTTGCATAGTTCCTGTCTTGTGTATCTTATCGTACTCACTTAACCAGTTTGCCAACGCATCAACTGTCCAAGCTGTTCTGTATTTTTTCTTTTCGCTCATTGTTTTCCTTCCTTCTCTTTTATTATACATACTCTGTGTAATAAGGTAACACTTTTATAAACTTTTTTATACAAGGCCCGAACCTCCATTTCTGTATTCATTGCTGCCGTGAGAACCAGAACATTCTTCATGTGGCTGTTCGTAAATTAAATAATGTAAATCAAGTGCTGTTAGTGGTTCTTCATTTGAAGGGAATGAAATGTTTTCTATTTCATGCCTTGCCTCGTGCAGTGCTGACATTCCAATGTCTCTGCAATCTTGTGATGCATACATGAATGGTGGATTCATAACTCCGTTTGCATCTATATCAAATCTGCTGTATGAATCTCTGTGCAATCCCATTATGATGCAGCCTCATTCATTTTTTCTAGCTCTTCCCAATGTGGCTCAAAGTTTGGCCAGTAATAATTTCTTATGTAATCTGCATGGTTCTCAAATCCTGGGAATCTTTTTTGAAACTCTTTTTCAGATAACATCCATTGTTCTTTTGCTAATTCAAACGGCTCGTGTACCTGGTCTTTGAAGGTCCATTGATTAAGTTCCTTGATTGTATATTCTTTGTAAACATACTTACCTTCTGTAAGAACATAAGTTTTCTTTACGTACTCATCAAAGTCCATACCGTCAACAACACCATCAACAGAACCATCAATATATTTTGCGCTGATGCTGTCATCAAAGACTTTGTTTGTCTTTGTGTTTTTTAGAAAAGCATGGCCACCATAATGCAGACCACCTTTGAAAATATCTCTAAGCGCATGGACCACGACCCAATCTTTTTCTTCTGGGAACTTGTCATGGATTGCATTCCAAGCTGCTGGATAACAGTTACCTGCACCCATTATATTTTTCCTTTTGTTGGTTGTGTTTTTTCCATTCTGTAAATCACACCTTCCCATGATTCTGCTGTCTTGTAAGCATCTTCATAAGTTGTTGGTGCTGTAACTTTTATCTCTCCAGAATTATTCCAGAAAATAACTCTGTATAAATGGTCATTAAATGTTTTCTCACCCATTTGTTTTGCCATCATTCTTTACCTTCCTTTACTATCACATAACCATTGTACACATTTGTGTAACTTATGTATTCATTTTTCATATTATTTTTTTTCATGCTGCATCTTCCATGGCTGGCATCTTTTCTACTTGTAAATAGAAATCCAAATCATAATCATTGTGTACATATTTTCTTTGTGCTGTTGTGTACATCCCAGAATCTCTACCATCCCAATTTTTTAAATAACTTTTTGTAGTATATTTTTCTATCATGATTGGTCTTTTGTAAACATCTATTTCATCCCAGAATTTTTTTAATTCTTCTACAGTGCCTTCCTTTGACCATTCACCATTTGTCTTAGTGAATCCCCATTTTTCCAAATAGGATTTTTTCTTACTGCCTAAAACTGGCTTGACTACAACCAGCTTTGCAATTTCTTTTGTCATTTTATTTTTTCCTTCCTTCCTTTATTTTTTCTTAGGTGCCTTGACTGGCATCTATCTCTAAATTAAGTCAAACACAACTACGTGTTCACACTCTAAACTACAAGCAAACATATTTTTGACTGGCTCCATTGACCATTCCATCCAGCCTTGATTTACTTTTTCATCAACTGTGTAATCTATTTGTTTTTCACAAGCAGCACACCATTTGAAATCCATCTTTGAATTTTTCATTTCACCCCCTTCATTTTCTCATTAACTTACTTACTGAATACCCGATAATCTTTTTAATGAATCTGGATTTTACGGATTCATAACCCGAAACTATTTCTAATTCAATGGCACCAGCTGCAGCCATAAATTTAAGATTCTCTGCAGTTGCTACTGTGCCAGCATAATCAAGGGCTACGACTGATAATTTCATGGCCCGACTGCTTGTTCTATTTCTTCTGTAAACATTTAATAAGCAGCTGGCCAAAGAGTTTTCAACATAGACAAACTTGACGGCCAGACCAGCAGCCAAACCATTCTTAATATGATTCTGAACCTTGACCCAATCCTTGCCCCTGTTATCAAATAAAACCGAATCGGCTTTGTATCTTGCCAAAAATGTTTCGGGGTCATTGAAATAACTGGCTAGTAAATCTTTACTTAATTGGCTGGCTGACGGATGCAGCTGCTCATTAGTTTCAGCATCTAAATCTTGAAATGAATTTAGGGCCAACTTGATTTGGTCTGGGTCAATCACAAAAGAATTATCTAGGGCTGCAAATTTTTCTGCACGGCTGGATTTACCAGAACCAGATGCCCCGATTACAAACGTAATTTTTCTTTGCTCAATTTTCATATACTCTAATCTTAATACATCTTTGTAACTAATGTACACAATAATAAAGAAATTTATTTTTTATTGTAACCTTCTTTATTTCTTGCAGTCTGTAACTTTTGTACTCTTCATATATAAATTACTAGCGACAAGTTTTTTCATTTTTAATCTATCAATCCGTTTCAATCTAGGCCATGCCATATTCATTTTTAAAAAAAATATAGGGGTAATTTTGCAGCTGCTTTTATATATAGATAAATTAGGCTTTTTTTT